AAATACTAAATTGAAAGGTAATAAGTAATATAGATCACTATACAAATGTCTGTACAACCTCTTCTATGTCCTAAGTGTCCGAAGGCATATAAAACTTCCGCATGGCTTCAAAAACATCTGATGAAAGACCATGGTGAGCCAGCTGGTAGATGCGAGGGATCAGACGACTTAAAGGTAATAGCTAGGAGGAAAAATGGTAGACCTCTATCCAAAAAAGCAAAAATTAAAGTGAAGCCGCGCATAGCGCCACGCATTCGCTTTGATGTTTGGGAACGATATATGGGAGAGAGACTTGAAGCAGACTGCTTCTGTTGTCGGAGCAACCCAATAACACCGTTTTCAGGGCATAATACGTTCCATGCTGGACATATAGTGCCGCGGTCGAGCGGGGGATTAGCCACGGTAGACAATCTCCTACCGATATGCCGAGATTGCAATACGGGTATGGCCGCTTCGCACTGGGATGATTACGTGGAGTTCAATAATTTTCCAATTCGTGCACACGGCGCTGGAATAAATCCAGCGTATATCGAAGCAGCCCTGCTGATCCAGGAAGCCTATAGACTACATATTAAATTTAAAAATTCCAATGAAAGGCTATCAAATGAGGCAACGAGTCCGACAACAGTTGGAGCAACGGATTATAAGCTAAGCGACGCAAATGAGAAAGCATCGAATAATGGGCTGCCACATTACAAGCTGGCGCGAGATGACTCGTTTGGTTGCTGCGGCAAAGAGACGCTGTGCTCTCTCATGTAGTTTAGGCATAGCTCAAGGTCAATAAATAATGTAACTATAGTGTATCAATGTCAACGAGTTTAATCCCCAAGGGGAAGGACATTATCACGATATTGGGCTGTAAGTGTAAAAATGAGTACGTCCATCATGGAAAAACTTATAAGGAGACATGCACAGTCATTGGTAACACTCAACCTTTATGTCATACCGACAAAGATTGTGGGAGATTCGAAGAAGGAGAGAATCATAGGTGGGACTATTGTTCGGATCGACGGTCGACATTTCTAGATGAGAACACCAAATATGGGAAAGGTTACTGGAAACGAAACATATCCGGTCTGCTGATCTATATAGCAGTTTTCGTCATTACTGTTCCGACCATACTATACAAATTCGGGTTTAAGAATATCTTAGAAGTATATCTACCTAATCTAGATTTATTAGCTAGAGCCATATCTTTCAACAATGGACCAATCGGCTTGCCTATTTTTGCAGAGCTGTATGATAGGAAGGCCAATAGTTTGCTGGGGTATCTTAGTGCCCTCTTCATCAACTACGCGTCGTTGCTGGGGCTAACCTATTTAATATCTCGCAGAGTCAAACTCACAAAGTCACTGTTGAAAGGTTGGGGGATTGGGTTTATCATGCTAATATTCACATATTTACTTCCAAACGAGATGATAGCCCATGTACAGAATAAATTGGGTGACTATTTGTTCGCGGGTATGCCATCGGAGCATTATAATCTAGCCCGAACTGATCCATTCAACCCTAAAGTGATACATATGCTTTTCTATTATCTTGTAATTGTCGTAGTCGGATTGTCTGTCGCAGGGCTTTTCATTATGGTAGAGAAGTTTTTGCTTGCTACCCATGAGACATGGCTGATACCTTTGCTCAAGAAGGTTTTCTCTGCGGATAGAATTCTAGGTATTTGATGTTTCTACTCTATAACCATTGGAATATCATGTTTGATACACCAAGTGGCAACCCGCATCATCGTCTCAGGTCCAATTTCGCCGAGCCCAGGTGAACGGTGTCTATCCTTTCGAGATCCGCATTTCTCCTTGGAATCATTGAAGTGAACAAGTCGTAGGCTATCTGGAAAATCTTCGACCCAACTCAGAATAAAGGCAAAGGGGTCATGACCTGCAGCGAAAACGTGGCACGTGTCGATGCATATTTTAATTTTTTTACGCTGCTCGATCGTAAATCGACTATAGAACTTCTTCAAATCGGCGTATTTCCAACATGTCTCTGTACCTTGCCCAGACGTTGTCTCAAGAAGTAGAGGGCAGCTCGTATCAATATGTTCTAGAGTCAGACATAGGTTCTTGTGCATATTATCAAGTGCGACATCCGTCTTCATTTCGCAACTTTTGCCGCAGTGGACTATCACTCCCTTGAATCCCATACGCTTTCCGGTCGCAAGTTCCCATTTAAGACAAGGTAACCCTTTTTCAGCCAGCTTTTCAGAATCCCAACAGAGGTTGATGAGGTATAGGGCATGAATGAATACGCGGAGCTTGCGCTCCTCGATGTACGCACTTGTCTTAATAAGATCTTCGTCGGAGACCGTAGGGCGACGCCAAGCTTTCGGGGCTCCCGAAAAGAGCTGAACAGGCTTTCCAGCGTTCTTGGAACCATTTCCATAGAACACAGATAAACTGTTAAGGAAGCTTTTTGACTTTCTGATATGATATCCGATCTTCATGTCTGCAAAGCTCATTGTTTACTGGTAGTTGCCTGGGAGCTCCCTATTCGGTCTTTCTTCAATTTTTTCCAAAGTCGCTGATCTTACTGACTACAGCACAACCAGTACATAGCGTATCCGTTAAAACGAAGACTAAGGCGATGATGAGATAAAGTATCAGAGATATTATACAGTTCGTACAATTCGTCTTGAGATCTTGGCTTTCCAAGCTTAGTGTCGTTGTAATAACCCTCTAGAAATTTGTCAAAATGTCTAGACAGGATGGAGTTGCGCTGTTCCTCGATCCATTCTTTGTCGGTACTTCTCGACAAATTTATACGATTTAGCTTGTCGATCCTATCTTGCCATGTCGCTACCGAAGATTCGCATACTCTATTGTGTCCTCCCGAGAATCGCCACCCTTGTTTCCAGTAGAAGCCTATGACATTTTCGACCGCATCAACTTTGATATACTTCATATTGCGTATGAGTGCGAACTTCTTTATCCAGCTGAGCATGTCCTTGCCTGACTTCGATTTAACACCGCTGCGTCGTTTGGCAGTAGAGGCAGGCCTTTCGCGGATACTAAGAGAGCCAATTAGAGAAATGTGTAGAAAAGGATCCATCGCTAGACCTTTCTCGCGGAGGATGGAGAATGCTGCCATCCCTCTTAAAGAATGTCTCTTGCCATGGCGACAATCGAAATTGAACATTATCGTTTCTGCCGGCTCGATATGACATGCCGCTGTACTTGCGTCGTATCGACCAAAGATATGGTCACTGACGAATCCTGGAGAAATAGGAGTGAATATATCAAAATCAATGTACTTGTCGATGATGTACAGCTCGTCATTGTTCCATCTCTCACAATGGCGAGTAAGAATGTAGAAATTGTCGGTAACTTTTCGAAGCATCTACAATATACACCGATTTTAACAGAACGATGTCGCGCTTACATCTTTGTAGACTTAAAATTGAAGTAGATACACGAAACCACGATTACAGTAAGACGATGTCGGTATATAAGACTTCAAATTATAGTGAAGACATTTGTGCGGTTTGTCTCGAAGTTCCACGTCAGTTCGAGACACAAACATGTGGACACGCCTTTTGTAGTGACTGTATGACGAACATGATTAAACGCCGCATAAACGAAAAAGCTATCCCTTGTCCACTGTGTCGTGTAGGGATGAGTAGTACTGAACGCAGGTGGATACTTGTCCCTCCGAAACCAAACGCTTCAATGAACCGACTCGCCCAAATTCTAGTGTATGGGGCATGTGCAGCAGGGTTTGCGGTGTTCATAATCACACACTTTGTGAAACGGACACGAAGGCTCGACGACCTATTTTGTGCTATTATACTCATTGCCGCCATACGTATCATGAGAACGGTTATCTTCCCCTGGATATGGGGAACGCGAGCGGTAAAGTAATAGATTCAACACAAACTGAATGTTGAATCTATTGTCGTAAACGGGTCTCTACATACTTAGCGACTCCTTTCGGATCCGGATGGTAACCGGGGGAGCTAGATCGGTGCCTCCTGCTACTATGATCGTCCTCCTCTTCATCATCGGTATAATCGTCATCTGGAATGGATCCGGGGTAGTACGTTCTAACAGTCAATGGTCGACTGTTAGATATTCTAGCCCTTCGCGGAAATGTTGCTAAATCACGTCCATAGACGAACAGATTGAATACAATAACCAGTAATAGCAACACCAGTATAGTAATTATTAGTATATCAGTAAACTTCATTATACTATTGTAGGCGAAAATAATCGAATATCCTGACAAAATTATTGTATCATCAATAGTTATAGATGGAAACATGGTTACGCGACCTTATCCAAAACTTTTTCATAGGCGGATTCATAATTGCTAGCATAAGTTATACGGGAACGTTCATGAGCCCACTGCTGGCGGCGATATGGTGGGCTTTTCCCGTCTCCCTTCTACCGAGTATGTACTATATGTCTAAAGAAGGAAAGAGTAATATGTACATTGCTAGATTCACAATCACTACCACCTATGCACTGATCGTCTTATTTATGACTACGATGTCTCTCGGATATTTCTTTAAAGAGGACAAAGATAGTTTCTGGCGGCCCGTAGGTAAATCCGTTGTAGTATGGTTACTATTGAGTGCCATTTATTATGGCATAATTAAAATATTCAACCTGGAAGGTAAATTTATCTAAATAAACTTCGAAATTAGAGATGGTGATGGTGGCGACGGTGATGTCTTCTTGGCCTCCACCCATGCGGTCCCCATCGCCTCATTGGTCTTGCCCAACCGACTGGAGCGTTCCAAATGGGATTGAAAATTGGGTATGGTCGAGAGACATACATGGTAGACTCCCTGCGTGGAATCTTAGTAAGGAAGAATATTAAAGCAACTACAAGTACGCCAGCTAGTAACAGTCCGTTATCCATTATATACTCATTTGATATTTTATAATAATTTTCTAGTTGAAGATTATTATGATAAATTTAATTACTGTACGCTAACCCACCCATGCCGCTCATGACGCGAAGGACATTGTAGTTGGTGGCATAGACGCGGACCTTAGCAGTGGCGTCACCGCCGATGGCGTTGGTGGAGAGGACAAGCTGAAGGGTGGCGTTGTCAATTCTGGACATGTTGCAGGTTCCGCTTGGCTGGTGCTCCTCAGGTCTCAGGGCGAAGGAGTACACGTTAATTCCGGTGTCCGGGTTTCTGGTGTGGTGCTGGTATGGCTGCACCAGGTCGAAGTAAGTTCCTTCGCGCTCAGAGAAGCGGTCCTGTCCGTTGAGCTGGAGCTTAGCGGTAACCACTGGGTTCTGTCCCCAGCAGTGCAGGTTCAGGGCAGTCTCAGCCAACACAAACGCGCCGGCATCGGACACACCAGAGTCTGGGATGGTGGTGATCGGGAATGGCACGCTCATGGCCGGAGTGGTGCATACTGGATTGAACGCGGAGCTTAAACCTTGAACTGTGTTAATGGTGGTCCCAGTGACAGGGTTGAGGTGGTTACCGGGAATGGCACCCGCAATCCAGTCGAACCCGTGATTGGCGTCGGCGCCCTGTCCCCACTGGATTCCTACGGCGTTGTTGGTGTCAGCGCCTGGATCCTGGAAGAGACCTCCTCCCGCCTGGTTAATGAAGGCAGCGTTTCCATCCGCGCCAGCGTCTGTCATGTAGACTCCCATTGGACCGGAGAAGGCTGCGATGGTGTTCACAAGTGCGTCTAAAGCATCAGTGTAGTTGAAAGGCTGAGCTCCGAGGGCTTTGTTAAGGTGCGTATTTTTCAGGAAAGAGGAGCAGTAGTCCACGTTAGCATCCGGCTGTACAACCCAAACAAGCTCTTTGCATGGATGGTTGAAGTTCAGCTTGATCTTGTTGGAGGATGATCCAACAGACTCGTCGCCGGTGAACTGAAGCTGTTCAATGAGGTACTCGTGTGGATTCTGAGCCATACGTCTGCGCTCGTCGGTGTCAAGGAACACGTAGTCGACGTATAAGGAGGCAGCCACCAGAGATTTCTGGTAGGACACGGCATCCTTCACGGACTGCCCGTTGGCAACCGCGCCGGCCAGATTAGCTCCTTCACTGAGATCGGTTACCGCGAAAAGAACTTCGTCAGAAGGGCGGAGCTCAAGGTTGATGCGGACCTCGTGATACTGAAGAGCGATCAGTGGTAAAGCAAGACCTGGGTTGCGGCAGAACCAGAACTGGAGTGGCACGTATAGAGTGGTTTCTGGCAGAGCGTTACGTGGGGCGCAAACGGCAGCTGGTACAGTGTTGTTAGCGCAAGCGGAGTCAACGTCGGCGAACGACGGATCCACAAGGTAGGTCAACTGAGTGGTTTGACCAACCATCTTGTTGTAACCGCGCTCCTGTTCGGCGGTGAGTGTGAGCTGGTTCCAGATGTGCATCCAGTCACCATACTGACGGTCGATGCGCTGTCCACCGATCTCAACTTCAACCATCGAGATCAACTGCTCACCAGGGTAGTCGAGCCATCTGGCGTATACCTTGGCACAGGCAGCTGGGTTGCAGCAGGAGTCCTGTCCAATCTCCGGAAGCGTTACTTGGAGATAGGTACGGTATGCAAGATCTCCGTTTCTTGAGATGGTGCACTGGACACGACGACCGAAATCAGCCTGCCCGTTGAAGGTTTGTTCAATAGATTCCATAGCAAAGTTAGTGTGGCGGCGGTATGTAACCTTCCAGAATGTGATCTGGGGATTACCGGTGAGATAGACGTCTTGGGCGCCATAGGCAACAAGCTGCATTAATCCTCCTCCCATAGTTATAATATTGCTAAAGAAAAAAAAATTTAGCAAATCGTTATTAAATTCACTCTTTTTTTAGTAACAATTTTTGTATGTCGAAGTTCTCCTTCATGAATCGTTTGAGATAATTATCAAGATGGACTTCTTTTTTCCCTTCATGATTTTTTGTGAATATATACAGATTTCCTTTCTTTTTCACAGTCCATCCGTTTTCTAAAGAATTATACAGAAAGACCATTTTGCGGAATTTTAGCTGATCTAGTATTCCATTATCACACGGTTCCATATAAATATCCATTGGTATTTGGAGAGAAAATAGAAGTTATTATTCAACACAAAACTTAATTTGAATAAAAATATAATTAAATGTTCAAGCAATAACTATATATATGCCTTCCTTCAAACCAAAAGCTAATAAAAAAATTGTGACAAATTCAAGGTGTAGTATTACTCTAGATAGTAAGCATCAAGAGAAAATGGAAGAGTTTCATAATATCGAGAACAAGATCATCCCATCGTTGAGATCAGACAAAAAGGCGCTTCTAAAGAAATTAGAGAATACAGACTTACCCATCGAAATAAGACTAGATCTTCAAGATAAATTGTCGGTCGTCACGAAGCTGATAAAGAGTAAAAAGACAGAAAAGAAGGAATATCTATTAGATAATGCTAGATATGTCTTCGATTATTTCGAGAAGAAGAAGAATCTCTCCACTGGAAAGAATAAAACTACTATTCTACATTCGTTTTTCAATAAGAATAGAAGAAAGAGATCCTCTATAAAAAGCGAGGAAGTGAACTCAATTCAGCAGTATCTTATAAATGTTGACGAATCCTTTATAGATATAAATAATTACGTCAACAAACATAACGTATGCACGAAATGCTCTGGCGAGCTGATATCTGTCGAACATGAAGGTGTCAGAATATGTAACAAATGTGGAATACAGTATGCCTTTCTAATAGAGCATGAAAAGCCATCGTATAAAGAGCCTCCTAAAGAAGTATGTTTTTATGCTTATAAGCGGATAAATCATTTCCGAGAGATTTTGGCTCAGTTTCAGGCAAAGGAGACTACACAAATCCCTCCAGAAGTTATCGAGACAATTAAAGCACAAATTAAAAAAGAACGTATAAGTATTGCTGAATTAACAAATAAAAAGGCGAAAGATATCCTCAAAAAGCTTGGATACAATAAGTACTATGAGCACATTCCATTCATAAAAGATAAGCTTGGGATCAAACCACCAATAATGAGTCCGGAATTAGAAGATAAACTTTGTAGCCTCTTCATGGATATCCAGCGCCCGTATGCCAAACATTGTCCAGACGACAGGGTCAACTTCTTAAACTATTACTATGTACTTTATAAAATATGTGAGTTGCTCGGAGAAGTCCAGTTTCTACCGTTCTTCCCGATGCTTAAAGATCCTATCAAGCGGATCGAACAGGATGAGATTTGGAAAAAGATATGTAAGGAACTAAAGTGGGAGTATGTTCCCACAATATAAACACTTTGCTTAATTGTCGACAATTTGTCTCTCCAATATTTGTGATAATCGAACCTTTCCATATCGATTCAGACTATTGGTTCCTTTTTGTAGATCTTTCTCTCCGAAGTACTTGTCCAGAGCTATAAAAGTACAACCCTTATTTTTACTATAGTTAGCCAGGTCAGCATTCCAGATGTCAACATCATCCTCAAGCTGCTTACTAGTTTTCAAAGTGATACCGCATGTTTCAAGGCCTTCGCCAACTGGCAAATAGTAAGAGCTGAGTATTGTGGTATTAACCTCATTGAATCTCTCCAAAAACGTATCAATCTTAACCTTCCAGTCTTCATATATTTCTCCAATATGAAGGCATGACAATTTGTTAGCTTTGCCGCGATCTTTACTCTCTATAGGTTGGACTTCAAACACATTATCACAGTTAGATATATTATTAAACATATCGTTATTCCCTACGGATATAAAGGCATACGTATTGTCACTGTTCCAGGTTGAGGGAATTTTTCCGATTTGCTGGTTGAAGTCGCCTATAGTAGCACACTCGGTTGCCAGTAACTTCATTTTGCTTAAAGGAAACTTATTCCTTAACAACTCTTTTATAGAAGGAACTGTCAATGAATCTGCATCGCTGAGAATGTAATCACCCATTAATATTATGTTTGGAGCCTTATCTGGCATTCTAAAATTTTCCTGTTCCGAATTCACTAAAAGAGTTACAATTGAAGCAACAAATATCAGAGATATACAGAGTACCAGTGCAAGCAGTAGGAAATTCATATAATACATCTTGTCAAAAAAATTAAAAGGTACAACTATGACTTGATGAGAAGCGAAAATATAATTATCGATAGCAAATAATTATATTCATTTAAAAGTTGGATTCGCAATATTAGTTAACTTAAATGCGTGGGAAACCAACCAGGTTGGCACCAATGCCGAATCCAGCGCCCGAGCGTGCGCCTACAGCCATGCTAGGCACGTATGTGTCAAGAATAGAGAAGGTTGCAGCCGCAGTTAGAGCGATCAGCATAACTTCATCGAGGTTCAGAGAGCGCTTCGGGATAGCGTAGGCGGCAATAGCCACCATGATACCTTCTACTAAATATTTCACAACGCGGCGGATGAGTTCACCGATATCTAAAAGGTTTCCTAATTGACCAAGCATATTATACTATTTCTGTAGAAAAAAAAATAGAGTATAGAAAATAAGAACTTAAAATAAAAAGATCCTTATAATAGTATAAATGTCTAAATATGACAATTTCGAAAAAAAGAAAAGAGATGATGGGTCCGATAATCCTAAATACATTGACTTATTGGACGAAGATAAACCGATTGCAGGACAGAAGTTTGTTTGTGTTTCTTTTGTCAGCCCGGATAATATTTTGAAGAAAAAGGAGATCTTCTTCTTCGAGGAGTTCCTAAAGCATTGGGATTATACCAAGAGTGTACAGAAATTCACACAGTTTCTGAACTTCATTACATATAAGTATACTATGAATTTTGACAAGATAATGGTAGATTTCAAGGAGTATCTTGAAAGTGAAGAATCAGATCTAGTAAAAACATCAATAGACGATGACTACAAAAATTTTTTAGATGCTAAAGAAGAGGGTCTTAACAAGGCATTCATGGAAGAGTACAACTTCCAAACAAACACATGTGGTATCAAATTCAGAGGGGCATATCCGTCACAGCAGGAAGCGGAATTAAGATGCAAAATGCTAAGGGAGGTGGATCCAAATCATGATATTTATGTAGGTCCGGTGGGGATGTGGATGCCATGGGAGCCGGAGGCATATAAGACAGGAAGAGTCGAGTATCTTGAAGAGGAACTCAACCAATTGATGCATGAGAAGAACAAAAATGAACAAGAAGCTAAACAGCAGTTTGACAAGCGTATTGCTGAAACTAAAAGGAGAGCGATCGAAGAAAATGTGAAAATTGCCAAGAAAAGTGGAAACAAGCTCACGCAAAACATTGACAGCGATGGTAATCTGGTTGGAATTGGTGCGACAACCGTAGAAGCTACTCTAAAGGATAAAGGAGTCGTTAGTTCTGCAGATATTCGTCGGGAACTCTTTGAGGGGGAGAATATCCGCACAAAAGCCACGGATAGCGAAGAAAGGAACCGTGTAAAGGATAAGAAGATCGATTTAACAATTTCAGAGAAGGAAGACGATACTAAGTAATAAATTGAATATCATTATATAAAATATACTATCTTATATAATGAACCCGACGACACCTATATCAGTCGTAATTACTGAAATGCCAGACAATACAGTCATCCCGCGAACACAAGACAATGTCAGGCGCCATAAGTCTCGTTGCTCTCATAAAGATTGTCGGAGGAAACTGAAGCTTACGGATCTGGCTTGCAAGTGTAAACTAAGGTTTTGCAGGAAACACATTCATGCGGAACACCATGGGTGCTCTTTCGATTACAGAGGGCTATCTAAAACAGAACATTTTGCTAAGATGGCGGGACTAGGTGGGGGAATCTACAATAAGATACTCAAGATCTAGCCGCACTTACCATCTACTTTTCTTGACATTAATTATCGGTCCTTTCTTCGACATATTTGGATCATAAGTCTCTTCGTCGTCATCGCTGCCAAGCTCCTTAGACATTTCCCAGAACTCCTTGCTTCCAAGCTTGAAGTCTCTGTGAGGACCCGCTTTGTACCAAAATATCTGGTCTTCAAGCTTATTAGATTTAGCATTATTTGATATAACGAGGCACTCATAATTTTCTGTGCACTGATCCATCACTTGACAAAACGATTCAAACGTAGGGAACATACCCGCATAATTCTCATAAATCCGTTTTCTATTAGCGATGTATGGCTCTCGCAATATGAAAGTATAATCGATATTTGTGCGAAGGTTAGGAGGGACTCCGAGAGGGTACTGCATAGTAATAACAAGGAGGATTTTCCAATGTCTCCCATTCATAAAGAGCAATCTCATTAGTTTTTCTCTAGCCCAAGTGTTGTCATATAGGCAATCATCAAGTATCACAAAAGTTCTTGCATCAATGTTTGACCTACCATATGCCGCAATTTCCTTTTTTACGGTCCTCATGACTATCTTCTGTCGTTTAAGAATGTTTTCTATGATGGCTGTATTATACTCGTCGTGGATAAATAGTTTAGGAACCATCTTAGCGTAGAATCCATTACCTGCCTCTGTACCAGATATGACGGTTCCAATAGGAATATCCTGATGGAAGTAGAGAAGGTCACGGACAAGAAAACTCTTTCCAGTGTCACGTCTCCCTATCAATACAATTACAGGTCCCTGAGTTTCATTCGCTTTAAACGATATATCCCTCATGTTAAATTTTTTAAGTTCAAGGTTCATTATATTTAACAGCCGAATTTAGCTCTATATAAGAATACGCATAAATAGTTTAAAATTAATAAGTATATTTATCTATAGCTGATGTTTAAGCTTTATTATAAAAAACATAATAATGATGCATTATTCAAAGCTTTTGAAGAAAATAATCTAAGAGACATTCAGAATTACATCCCCTTGTATGGGAAGTTCTTCAATCTTAAGAACAGCAACTATCAAAGTATAAATTTAAATCAACCGTTCAATATAACGAATCTAACGAAGACTGATAAGAAAAATACATATATCTGTACGGTGAAATCTGACAAGGTTACTCTAAAGACCAAGACATTTTTTAAATTCTCTCCACTGATAGACCCGATTAAGTACATGGTGGGAAAATATGGGGACATCCCCAATGCTACCAAAGTATCTTTACCTAAACTTCGCGATAATACATGCCATCCGAAAGTGCTAGACCCTAACAACGCAGCCTATGTGGATGGTTTCTTCACATATCTGACAAGCAACGTACTACATAAACATCGATTTGCGCACGGAGTAGACTTTTTTGGATCGTTTCTTGGCATACAGAAAGACTTCAATGTAAACATATTGGATGACATTGAGTATTTGAACGATAGTATATTTTTCCATAAGAATAGAGACACGCTATTTAAGGTAGATATTATGGATGATGACATCCTTTTTGATGCTGGTACACGCAACTATAGAAAGAAACTTAAAATAGATAAAAGAGTCAGCAATACTTCTACCCGATCAATCAACAATGACGATTTTAATGATGTCTTTTCTAACGTAGAAATAGTAGGCATAAGTGGATGTAATCTCGCCGAAGCCCTTGTGTTTCAGTCCAATAGTAAGAAGGCTACATCGGCTCGAACACAAGATACAAGTTCTAGATGCTCCTCAAGATCATCGCATACATCAGCCTCTCTATCTGATAATGATTCTGTTGCTGGCAGCAAGTCAAGCAGAGGAGATGTCAGCGATACACCCTCACTTAGTAGCGTAGGGTCAGATATGATGTGTAGGGCTGTTATTTCTGATTTTCCCGTTCAGATAATATGTCTCGAGTGTATGGAGAATACGCTCGACTCGCTGCTTAATAAAGACATGAAAAACGGGGAATGGGCCTCTTGTCTTTTTCAGATTATAATGACACTCGCTGCCTATCAAAAGATGTTCTCCTTTACACATAATGATCTCCATACTAATAATGTAATGTTCAACTATACGGATAGAAAGTTCTTGATCTACAAATATAATAAGACATATTATAAGGTTCCAACATACGGAAAAGTATTTAAAATTATCGACTTTGGAAGGGCTATATACAAATTTAACGGAAATATAATTTGTAGTGATAGCTTTCACTCCAAAGGAGATGCCGCCACGCAATATAATTGCGGACCTTACATGAACGAAAGCAAGCCTAGGTTAGAGCCAAACATGAGTTTTGATCTATGCAGGCTCGCTTGTTCGTTATACGATCATTTTGTCGACACACTAGGCGATGATTTTGAGGATGATCCAGTTGCCAAAATTATAGACGAATGGTGTACTGACGATAAAGGGAGAAACATTCTGTATAAAAAATGTGGAGAAGAGAGATATCCTGATTTTAAGCTGTACAAGATGATAGCACGGACTGTCCATAAACATACTCCACAAGCGCAAATATCTCACGATCTTTTTCGAAAATACACATCAAGTCGGAAAAAAATAGGTAAACGTAGAGTTATCAATATTGATGATCTACCAGTTTATATTTGAGGCGCTTATTTCTGTATAACCAATGATTATGTAGAAATAATTAGAAATCCGCCGGATTGGTAAACACAAGCGGTGTTTTTGTTAGATTTTTGATAGGTTCCAGTTGACGATAAACGAAGGCGCCAGATATAAAGCTGACATATACGAGCAGCGTATCGCGCAATAACTGTTTGATAGGTATATGTTTCTTAATCACGAAACGCATTTCTATAAAGCGAAAAAAAACATAAACGCAACTGATGATTATTCCTTGAACTAGAACGTTACTATCCATTATATTCTATTTAAAGAAATAGATTGCTCATTTTCCGCACTTATACTAAAACTTCAACTCCAGAGAGTTCTTGCTGAGTATTCAATGAGAGGGGAGGATCCAAAACATGTATGTCCAATGCATCGAGACTTACATTCGGACTCTCATTCGAGATTTTTATTTTTTCGTATTCTGTAGCCTCATCTTCCTCTGCTTCTTCTTCCTTCTTGCGTTTTTCATTGCGTTCTGAGCTTATTTTTTCAAGCCTTTCTAGGGTCTTTGGGGCGGATATTATCATATTATTTGACTCTCTTATGTCAACTGGCTTGTCCCCACTTGAGTACTCTACCATACTATCTTTATTACTAAAGCTAATAGACGAGGACGACTTCACTGGACTGGAAACAAGCGCTGGCTGAGTAGCCGTCTGATCCATCGAGACTGGGATGTTGATCTGGAGTCTTTCCGCAAGGGATTTTGTATCCACGGCCGTGGTCTTAACATCGGAAGCCTGCGTAGCCGTAGCTGTCGAAGTCAGATGGCTAGCAGCAGCAGTAGCTGTCGAAGTCGGCTGGCTAGCAGCAGGGGCAGTAGCAGTTTCCTCTGCGGCTCCAGACTTTTCTGGCAGTGTCTGTTGTTCTGACGCGTCTTGCTCTTCAGACTTCTTCGCGACCAATTGATCGTCGGTATCAGAAGATTTTGCAGCCTCTAAATGCTGCGGATCCCCTTCTGTTGCCGAGGACTCTTCCTTGCTACTGGCCGACTCCTCACTTGCCGTATCTTCCTGGACAGGTTTTTCTACTACTTCCTGAACGAGCTCTTCTTCTTCAGTTTCGTCTATGTAGGCTCGAAGAATTTTCTCTATAGGCATACTCTCTCGAATTACCTTAAGGATAGACTCTCTGACTATTATTTCACATTCTCGCATATTTTTCTGATATTGCAGAGGATAGATATCCTTTTCAAAAAGGTAAACGTTTTGATACAATTGACGCGCGGACTCGATGTATACTTTGTGGATGAAGTCGTGGAGTTTTGGAATGTCTATATCGATTTTCCTCTGTTTGCTAGAAACGCGTATGCTTGTGAGAATCTTGAGCTGCGTTATATGAACGCAGGTTAGGATATCTTCCAAATAAGAACATTTGCTAGTTTCTACTATGCGCTTTGTCTCCATGTTGATAATTTCCTGGTTCCATTTCGGCACACGAGTCAGAAAATTCTGGAATGTCATCAGATATTTGGAGTCTTCCTCGTTTTTAACACAGAGGTCATAAGCTTCCTTAAAAATAGATTTGAAACCCCCTATTATGAGAGGGGTGAGGATATTTAAGAGCCTTGATGAGTACTCATTTTTGGCCTCAGATAGGACGCTAGTATTGAAATCATCCATTTACATTGTTTCTATATTTTCTAAATTACAATCCGGACGCATAAAGGCAAATGTTAGCAAATATAACATAAGCAATTTTTCATTTCGAAATTCTCTCCTGACATCATCAAAATGTATTAGTAATCCATATTTTTCTGTATCCTCTAATTTTTTTGTAGACTCAATAACGTGCATAATATCAACGGCGGAATAGCTCTTTTCATATAGTTTGTTCACTAATTTCGCGCTTTTAATGTGGGATGTATAGTTTTTGCTATCTTCAATGTTCTTCGTGAGCCACGCTTTCCTTTTGTTATTCTGCGTTGACATGGCTGCATCGAAGGTTTGATTGTTATACTTGTGGAGATTCTGTTGTTTACCGTCTATTATGGGGAGCGGGACATGTATATTGCAAAATCGTGATACGATAGGCTTCAGTAATTTGTGATATTCGTCAATCACGATGAAGAAACGAGTGGTATGGCTAAACTGCTCTATACACCGACGCAATGCTGACTGTGCGTCAGTAGTTAACTTGTCAGCGTTGAATAGTATAATGCTTTTGAAGAATTGTCCATTCTTATTATGAATGTTCAGCTTGGCAAAAAATTTTAGTTCGTCGCGGATGAACCTTATACCTTTTCCATGTGCACAGTTAATATACATTATATAATTCTTATAGTCCTTCATGCCATCATATATGCTCTTAATTAAATAGGACAGTGTGTTCCTTTTCCCAGCCCCCGAGGGTCCATGAAAGACAATGTGAGGTATCTTTCTCGTCTTTATGAAATACGATATTTTGTCCTTTATATCTTGGTGGATATTTATATGGTGCATATATAAATATTCTAAGTTTGTTTTTATATCTAAACTTATGCTACACTGTTGAGTGGTTGGGTCAAAGGATTACTATTGAAGGCCGATAGTATGTTTGGCTCATTTCTTATACATTCAACGCTTGCGCCGCGCACATTACGTCCACCCATTTCTCCATATGTAGCCACGTTTCCACTCTCCTTTGGCATGTCAGCAGGTCCTTGTGCGGGTAAAGTAGATCCGAATTTGGTAATTCGTATATTCTGGCTCGAGTTGAACAGCGGCTCGCATCCAGTATTAAGTTGGTTGGTAAGAAGTTTTTCCTTATTAGGATTAAGATGAGCATTGTATGCAGCATTGTATACGGGTCCGTTCTGAGACCATGGGGCGGCACTGGAGTTACCCGTGTACGGACAACTTGTCGTTTGGCGCTGATTTTCAATCGGTTGGTACTGAGCAGTAGCATATCCCCCTTCGTGCTTGTAGTATGGTTGGGCGATATCGTACGTCTTGGCAGTCTGCTCCCTTATTGTGGTTCGAGTCCTGTCAGCCGGATTCCATACGCGGGCTTGCCCCACACCATAGTTGCCGCCTGCATTGCCGGATGGTCTTGCGTTACCTATAACATTCTCCTTCTTCGACGGTCTCATTATGTCAATTACGGGAGCTATAACTGCCTTTATCCAGCCGTTCACAATACCGAATTCGGTAGGTTGCTTAGTAGTTGTTCTAGCATTGGGATGTGCCACATAACCCTCCTTTCCATAGTTTTGTTTCAGATTTTTCCACCCGTCAGCGTAGTTAAGATTGTGTGCTGGGCCAGGATATTTACTATCAGATGGAAGCTCCGGGCGCGTACTTCTCTTGTAGTTTTCTTCTACACGACCACCTGTGCTAGCTCCTCCCTGGTCTGT